GTCTAATATGGCTTGCGGTGCTTGCGTAATTTCACCCGCTGGAAACCCATCATCTGATACGTATCGTTTTCCGCTTTTATGGAGTGACCCAGCACCAACAACATATCCCGAAGTTTTAAAATCTATTCCCTTGTATTTTTTAAGATGTGTTAAATATGCGCTGGTGTCTTTGGGGAGTGTAAAATAAACATGAAGACCGCCGCCGCCTGTTCTCACTACGAAATTGCTATCATGCGGAAAGTCTTTTTTAAACTGCTCATATGAAACATCCCCGCCGTTGCGAGGGTCTACATCTATGACTAAATAACCCTTAACAAGAACGCCAAAACCAGTTTTAGCTTGGTATTCTTTCATTATTTCTAGCTGCTCGTCTGACCATTCTGGCGTGTGTTGCCAGCCGCTAATAGATGGGTGTTTTCCTATTTGCTCGCATTTTTCGTCATCGCACCCGCAACTATCATTTACAATAGGAAATAGGGGAAAAATACGAAAACCGTGTTCTACATAATCATCAATTTCATCAATCATATTATTCCTCAAACATATTCGCTGTGCTATTTTTAAAGTTTTCTATGTTTTTAACCGCTTGCGCAAAGTAAGAACTTTTAAGCTCAATACCCATACCCTTTCGGCCTAACTCAATAGCGCCGTAAACCTCGCTTCCAATCCCCATAAACGGGGTGAAAACAACGTCATTCGGGTTACTCCATAGATGAATACAACGCTCGATAACATCCAATTGCAAAGGCGATATATGTTGCTCGTCTTTTTCATCTCGTGCTGTTTTATATTGTAAAGTGCGGCTTTGATTGATATCCATCCATACAGGTGATGCGTAACGCTGCCATACTTCTATAGAGTGCCACTTTTCAGCGTCTTCTTTTGATTGTCTTCCTAGCCTACTTTCTACTGGTTCAGGCGCTTTACCCTCACCAATATAATATTCAAAACGCCCGTTATATTCGGGGTCTTCTTTTCTAATTGGTTCGCTATTCTTTCCAAGCTTGCGGAATGTTAGAATATAATCGGCCAATCCCTGACCGCTAATTGAGCTATCTTTATCAACCTGCTTATGAAGCAATCTAATTGATTTTGTGCGTTGCTGCGCAACTACTGGGTCTTTCCAGATGCATACTTCGCTATGAAATACCCATCCTTTTTCTTGAAATAATCGTACAACTTCGCCTCGAAAATCACGCATACCGATAAAGCCATCGCGTGTAATGCTAGTCGGCAATTGCATAACATGAACACTGGCAAGCCTCCCCGCCTTTGTAATGCGGTGCAACTCTTCTACAATAACGCCATAATGAAAGTAAAAATCATCGCCTGAATTGTTTGAAATGTCTCTGTCTGAGTTACTGAATTTATATAACCCCTCAAATGGCGGGCTATGAATTGAAAACCCAATACTATTTTCAGGAATAGCCTTCATGAGTTCGCAACTATCGCCCTCATAAATTGCGTATTCGTCTGTTACTTTTTGGTTTACTGCTTTTAGTTCCATTTTTTAATTCCTTTCACTTATAAAAAACTCGGTAAAATTATTTTTTCTTGAGGTGCATATACAGACGTATCACGCATAGCACCGTGAACGCTATCAGCGTTCAAATCTGCCATATGCTTAACCATCATATTCATCATGTGCTGTGATTGTTGTTCTTTTCTTTTAATGTTATTGACAACAGCGCCTTCTAGCTCACTAGCGATAAAGTGCGCGTAAACTTCATTTTTTTGACCAAAACGCCAAAATCTCCTTATGGCCTGATATAACTGTTCAAAGCTATCATTAAGCCCCACAAAGCAAGTATGATTACAATGCTGCCAGTTCATACCCATCCCGCAGATCGAAGGTTTAGTAACGAGAACGCGAATTTTATCATTGGCAAAATCTTCTAAAATCTGCTCTTTTTTGGATTCACTCATTCCACTGCCTTTTACTTCTACTGCATCATCAATTTGATTGGCAAGCATCGCGCTTTCATCATTAAGATTACACCAAACAACCCATACTTTATCTTTTTGTGAGTTAACAATATCAGCGGCTTTTGCAACTCGATCTTCAATTGTATCCCTGCGTGCGGTTAATCGCTCGCTCATGCTTTGCGCTTCTATTGGAAATAGCATTCCAGTGTCTATACTGCTTTCATATTTAGCTTTAACCGTATGCTGTATTTGATGCAATTTAGGCAACGCATATTCGCTACCGTCATATCCTAAATCAGCAGGGCTTTGAAGCATAACTGACCAGCTGGACATCCATTGCCAAAACTTATCTTCCGCATGACCTTTTAAACGCCAATCTTGAGTATTTGCAGCGTCATGTACAAAAAACGTGCTAAGCATATCAGTATAAGACATTATTCCAGCAAATTCAGAATGATTGCCAAGTTCCATATAGTCGTTGGGACTTGGTGTTGCAGTCGCAGCAAGTCGGTAGTGAATTTGTTTGCATTCCTCAATAAGTCGGTTTCTAAAATGCCCCGTATGGTTTTTCAAAATACTTGATTCATCAAGTACAACGCCGCCATATTTTGATAGGTCAAAATGGTCTATTTTCTGGTAATTAGTCACCTGAATTGGTGCATTATTGCCTTTGTCTACATGCTCCGCGCCATCAATATTAAACTTTCTACTTTCGCGTACCGTCTGCGCTGCAACCGCTAATGGCGAGAAAATCAATACAGGCTTTTTTGTTTCTTCGTGGATATTCTTAGCCCACTCAAGCTGCATGAATGTCTTTCCTAGTCCTGTACCAGCAAATAAAGCAGATCTCCCGCGCTTTAATGACCATGAAACAATGTCATTCTGAAATTGCTTTAATAGCGGGTTTAAATCTTGCGGATTAGGTATGCCGACTTGCGGGGCTTGCTTGGCTTTTTTCTCCAAAAAATCATCATATGTTTTCAATTTTTAATTCCTTTCCAAGTAGTTAGATAAGCGCCGTACAGTATCATATGAAGGTGCGCTATCCTTTTTAATGGTGTTGTAAACCGTTGGATAAGTTAAACCCGTTTTACGAGAAACCGCCATTAAATTTACATCCTCAAGCCTTGCTTTTATTTCTTCTAATGTCAACATGTATTTTTGTATCCTTTTTATAAAATTAATTATTGACTTTATAATTTAACCCTATATAAATGTCAATAGTTGAAGTGAAAAAGAAAGGAAGATAAATGTCTATCTTATCTAAAATAGAAAAGCCAAAAGACCGTGCAATTATTTGTACCATCTTGGGCGATGCGGGTATGGGTAAAACATCCCTCGCCGCAACATTTCCAAAGCCTGTTTTTATCAGGGCAGAGGATGGTTTACAGGGTGTACCTGAAAACCAAAGACCTGACGCGCTGCCTTTATTAAAAAGCGTGGATGGTCTATGGGAGCAGTTAACTGCATTAATTAAAGAAGAACATAATTATAAAACAGTGGTAATTGACAGTATTACCAAGCTGGAAAGCATGTTTATTGATTATGTTGTTAATAATGACCCTAAAAACCCAAAATCAATTGTGCAAGCAAATGGTGGGTATGGCGCAGGCCGTGAAGCTGTGGGAGCTCTGCACTCACGTGTTAGAAATGCGGCTCAAGCCTTAAATGATAAAGGTGTACACGTTGTATTTATCGCGCACGCTGAAACAGTTACGATTGAACCGCCAGATGGTGATAGCTATACACGCTATGATTTAAGATTGCACAAGCGCAGCGTTAGCCCTTATACGGATAATGTTGATTTAGTAGGGTATCTTAAACTTCAAACTTTCTTAACTGGTGATGAAGACAAGAAAAAAGCAAAAACAGATGGATCGCGTGTTCTTACATGCCATCCTGAACCCTCTTGCGTTTCTAAAAACCGTTACAACATAGAAAAGCCAATTACAGTTAAAAGAGGCGAAAACCCACTATCACAATACGTAAAGACACTTAATACAAAGGAGAAATAAGATATGTCATTTTTTACAAACGAACAGTTAGAACAATCAGAAACTATGGAGATGGGCGGTAGCATTGAGCCTATCCCTGAAAAAACACAACTAAAAGCCATTATTGGTGATGCAAAATGGGATACTAACCAAGATGCCACAGAGCGCTTTATCAGTACCCGCTGGGATGTGTTAGCACCAGAGGAGTTTGGTAATCGTAAAATTTTCCAAAAAATTAAAGTGCTTGATAGCGACCCTAAAAAAGCAGACCGTCAAAAACGTATGCTGGTAGCTATTGATAAGAACGCAGGCGGAGAACTTGTAAAGCTTGGCAGAGAACCACAAGACGAAGATTTGCAAAAAGCTCTTTGTAACAAAACAATGCTAATTCGCGTTATGATTTGGGAAATGGACGGAAAATCTGGAAACTGGGTTTCACAGGTTGCACCAGATGGACAATTAGAAGAGGCTTCCCCTAGTGTAAAACAGGACGATACGGACGAAATCCCGTTTTAAGCTAAACACACGACCATAACTAGGGGCGGTGCAACGCCGCCCCACTTTTTTAAAGGAATAAAATTATGAACAACAAAGATAACACAGGGTACTGCAACACAGGCAACCGCAACACAGGCAACTGGAACACAGGGTACTGCAACACAGGCAACTGGAACACAGGCAGCTGGAACACAGGCAACTGCAACACAGGCAGCTGGAACACAGGGTACTGCAACACAGGCAACTGCAACACAGG